TGCTAAAATAATTGCTTTAGGTTGACCTTGTGCTTCGGCTAGATAGCGCTTATAATTCCATTTATGTATATCAAAAGTATCAATCATAATATTAATTTTATTATACTGTGGGTTTACCCATTAGGGATTTAGTAAATACCTTACCACCAATTTCCCTTTTATATTCACCATTACCTAACCACTCAATTTCTTTACCTTTAAGTACTTTACGTACTAATTCTTCATCGTTAATAGGTTCTACACCTTTAGCTTTAAAGATATCTTTTATTTTACCTGATACTTCTACAAAATATCCCCCTGCTTTTAATTGAGATGCTTTATGGTTTACAACATTAGATTTGGCGGCACTAGAACCATCATGCCCTGTGGCTACAAACTTTTTACCCGCAGGTTTTGGTTTAGCAGCTGATACAGCATCAATTTCAGGGTCATCATCTAGATCTATTACTTCATATTCTGCATCAGATTCACTACCTGATACATCATTAGCTGATTTATAGTTAGGGTGACCACCTATTGGGGCATAAGCATTATCAATTAATTTAAAAATTTCTTCACTATAATCCTTTAGTTCAGAAGCAGGAATAGTAACCCATTTATTTTTAAGGATATCTATTTCATTTAAAAGATCTACAAGTTTGATCATAGTTAGGCATGTTTATTATACATATTGATAAAAACATCAAGTGGTGTTCTGTGACCCATACCCTCTACTTCATCAAATATTGCATTATTATCCCATTTTGGTCTAATGTTTTTAGTGATTTCAGGATTAATAACACTATCTTCTGTACCTAAAATAATTGTACGTTTATAATCTTCATCTCCATAATGGGCCTTTATATTAATATTTCTATTATGTAAAGCAGGATTAAATAATAAAACATCTACTCCTAAATGTGAACCAATAATATCAGCAATATACCCACCCATACTAGAGCCTATAATTAAGTTAGGCATACCTAAAGTATCTATAAACTCATATAAATCTAATGTTTCATAGTTCATAGCAGGGGCATAAACCATCCCTTTTTCAGCCAGGAAAGACACTTTAGGTCCTCCTGGCTCACTTTCTAAACCATGTAAATATATTATTCTCTTCATTAAATAATTTTTATTTTATTAACTGGAATTTTGTATGTTGATTTAACTGAAAATAAGTTATAATCATATAATGTGATATATTTGTTAGTAATCTTATCAACATTCATACTTTGACCAAGTAAATAATTAGCTTTACGAACAGAATAACTTTTACCAAATCTTTCTGATACTGAATAACAATTGAATTCATAATCTTTACCATCATAGGTAAAAATAAAACTTTCTCCTTCGTTTAAATTTTTGATTTTTTTACTTAATACTGACATAACCTTTATTTTTTATCATTATTTACTTTGTAAATATACGAAGGTTATCTTGGGTAGCCAAATTTTTACACGCTTCTCTTCACAGAAGTTTTAAAAGAAGTAGTTGCTGGTTTGTGTTTTGGATTTTCTAAGTCAAATATTTTTTTAACTGACTTAAAAATTTCTAGGTTTTCTTCTTGTGTTCTAGGTGATTCATATATCTCCCAGTTTTTACCTTTTAATTTAGTTCCAGACTTGTCTTCACCTCGAGATTTAGATTTTAACCATAATACACCTACTCTATTTACTTTTTTACCAAAGCATTCTTCATAACATTTGGCATAAATGGCACCTTGTAAATCATATGTAGTTTGTAAATGATTTGAAGTTTTAAAATCGATAACCCATAGTTCATCTTTAATTTCACAAATTAAATCTACAGTACCTGCTATTTTTAATTCATCTGAAAATAAATGGGTTTCGGTTTCAATTAATGTTGGTTTGTACGTTTCCCAGAAGTCTACAAAACGTAAAAACATTTTCCAAATTTCAGGATTCATTGTAGGATTACCTCTTTCATTAAGGTAATTCATTTCATTCCCTTCAAAGTATTTTTCAATTAACTCATGTACTGCGGTTCCTTCTTCAGCAGATTTCTTTTTAATCCAATCTGCACTATATCCTACTTTTTTAAGCCAATCTTCAAAATGTTTACCTTTTGGATAACATTGTAAAACATAAGTTACAGATGGATAGTATTCTCCGTTACGTCTATAATAACGTGAATCGGGTAAAGTAATTTGTTTATGATCCTTAGATATTTCTAAAATACGGTCGTATGATTTTTTAATCATATAGCTAGTTTTTGTTCCATTAAATCATAATAGGTTAGTGGAACTGTTTTTTGTATTAGTTTAGTGAAATTCTTGAAACCCATCTCACTTGGGTCCTTATCTTGTAAATCAACAAGATAGACTTCCTTGTTTTCTGCTAATAACATTTCACAAAAGCGTAAGGCTTGTTTAATTGCATCCCTATCTAATGCAATATAAATTTTATCTACTTTAGAAGAAATAACTTTCTTCATTAAGTTATTTTGAATATTTTTTCCTAATAAAGGTATTGCATTTCTTTTTATAGCAATAGCATCAAATAATCCTTCACATAATATAATAGGAACATTCCAATTAATTAAATGTTCATTTGGGATTATATCTCTAGATACTGAAGGATTTCTATATTTAATGTATGGGTCTTTTTCAAAAGAACGGGCTGTAAAATAATTTAATCTACCATCTTCATCATAAGTTGGGATTATAATCATATTATTATATAAACCACTTTTACAATAACCTATATTATATTTTAAAATATCGTATTTACTTATATGTCTCTTTTTTAAGTACGCAATCGCATGTTTAGCTGAGATATCGCTTAAATCACCGGAACATAGGCTAATATATTCATCTGGTAATGAGATAGTGGTAGTAGCTTGGGTTTCTTTAATAGATTTAGAAGTTTTAACTAATGAAGATAATTCACTAAGTTTTCCAGCTTCTACTTTAAGTTGTTTAAATAAATTATATATAGTAGTTCCTCTAACATCACAAGCCCAACAGTGCCAAGGGTTTTTTCCTTCTCTATTTTCTGTTAGATTAACCTCAAGTTTAGGTTTATGGTGATTGCAAAAAGGACAATGGTAAGCATAATTGTTTCTAGCTGTTGTCTTACCACTACCTAACACAGAATTAACTAATGTAACTAATAACTGATTAACCATTTTTAAATTGGTTTAGTCTTGAATATAAATCTAAGCCTGTTAAATTTTGTTTAAAACTTCCATCATACCATGTTGAGTAATTAAATGAACCTTCTTCAGTAATCAAATTAATTTTAGGATATGTTTTATATCTCATAGAAAACCACTCATTTGCTTTTTCATTTGCCATACTCCAAAAGTCATTTTCGTTTGGGGCAAATTTAGGTCTATTTAAATAATGGAGCATTATAATATCAATAGTTTCATCTATAAAATTTTTGTACTGGTTATTTTGTAACTCTATATCTCCTCCCTCTAATATATTATATATTTGGCCTGCAACTCTAACTGTAGTATTTAAAGAAGTAGCTTCTAAAGGTTCTAAAAAGAATGATGAATTCCCATTATAAGATACATTTTCAGTAAAATTAATTTTTCTATAATAATTTTCAAAATTTAAATGATTCTCAATATCTCTTACTAAATTATATTCTTTTAAAATCTCTTCTGTTTCAGTTCGAATTTCAGAAAAACTAGAACATTCTTTGTTATATAAATAACCTACTGAACATCTATTTTGTAAAGGGATTAAAAATATCCATCCATGAGTTTTTGCAACACATAAAGTTTTATTAAATCTAGGTTTATCCCAAGAACAGTTTGATAAATAAACACTATTTACAGGTATAGGGGTTTCAACATAATCATCTTGATTCATTTTACCTGTACAATCTATAATATAACTGTTTAACTCTTCATGTTTTACTCTTTTTTCTATAATATTAACCTTATTTTTTAAATAAGCTGTTATATAATTTTGGAGTTTGTTAGCATTAAGATGAAGAGCCATTTGTCCTAACCCAAACCAATGTGTAAAATTATTTTTACCCCAATTTAATTTTTCAATTCCTTGTTTATAATGAGCATCAAACATAGAAAGATCATCATAATTCAAATTTAGTTTTTCGGATAAAAATCTAGGAAGGACTAAATCTGTTCCTTCACCTACAGATAAGGGAGGGATTGAGGAATCATAATACCAATCAATATCATATCCTAAGTTATGAAAATTTAAAGCAGTTATACAACCAGCAGTACCTTTTCCTATAATTGAGACCTTTTTAGACATAACGTAGTATAATATATAAAATTACTTTGATTCAGGCACGAGATCTTCAAATTCAATATCTGTTAAATCTTTAGTATAAAATTTACCTAAAATATTATCATTAAAAAATTCATCTGGTTTTTCTAGTACTTGATAAAGCATTTGGTATTTTACTTCAAAATAAGTTAATGATTTTTTATTAGGACATAATCTTAGAATAGTGCGCTCAAATTCATCTTTTTTCCCTTCAAGTAATAATTGTTTTATGTCCTTTTGGGAACCATAATAATTAATCCAATCAGATTCTTTAATTACCAATCTATAGGCAGGGCGGCGACCAACTACACCTTGTAGTTTTTCTAATTCTCGTTTTCCAATCTTTTGTTTTTTATTATGGAATAATACCTTTTTCCCAATATAAGACTTCCCTGAAGGTTTATGGGTAACTATATAAACAAAACCAAATGTATTTTCTGGAAATTGAGTAATGTCTCCTATTTTGTGTGTTTTATAGGTCCAACTCATATAATTAAGTTTAATTAAACAAAGTTTAATGTAACGTGGCTATACATATAATACTTAATTTAAATGTAATATTTTTGTGAAGACACATTATTATTAGAATGAATACTAAACTCTATTCCTTCAATATCTTTGGAAGTTGTACCAAAAGATGTAACATTATGTTGAATTATGTTCATGTATTCATCAGGTATATTAGGCATTTTGCTTAGTTTAAACCATAATTCTTCTGATTCTTTTCTTTGTCCTATATACCAACTTGTAAAAGCTTTTTGAAAAGTTAACATAAAATCACCAGGATATCCTATATCATATGGTAAAGGAGTTTGATTAATATGTTGTAAACCTAAACAAGCATACATATAAGCAGGTTTCCATTCTTGTTTTTTACTATGATCTATACTTAAAAAATAATAAGCTTCTGGTCTAGTAGGGAGATAAGCAATAGCAGTAGCTAATTGGTCTCTTTCCCACATTGGTCTTCTTTTTTGTTTATGTAATTGCTTCCAGGTTTTTAATACACAACAATAGGCCATTTCAGGATCAGTTTCATGAAGCATTTCTGCAGTTCTTAAAAAGTAAGATAATGCAGCTGCTCCATGTCCTCTTTTTTCATATTCCTCTCCTAACTTAGCGTTAATGTAAGGATCCAAAGGATTATTTATATAATCATGTAAGTATGTTTGTAATTTATCCATTTAACATATAATCTTTAGCATATAAAACTTTTTGGTCTAAATTTGCTATAATATTTTTATTATAATCTTTAATGTACTTTTTATTTATCCACCAATCTTCATAAGGACTATTTCTATCAGGAGAAATATTTGATGCCATCATTATATACCCCTTACTTAAAAGTAATGCCCTAGATTTACCTCTCCATTCTTCATTATTATCTGTATAGTAATCGTGTTCATAAGTAATTACACCAAAATCTAATGTATCAAACGGTATTTTTTCTAATGTTTTAAATGTATTAAAAGCAGGGTCAATATCTAATTGTAAATAATCTATATAACGAGATAAACCATTTTTTTGGCATAGATTAATATAGTCAATTTGAGTAGCATCTAATAATAAGCATTTATCTTTTGGACGTTCAAACTTCCAAGCAGTTATTAAATTTGGATCAAAATCTATTGAAATTCCTTTCCATCCTAATTGGGATAATAATGCTGTATTGTTACCATAGAATGGTCTTCCTGCACCTATTTCTAAATAAGTTCCATCTTTCTTACCATTAAGGCAAGATAATACAAATAAATCCTGATAGCATTGTGAATAATTTTGTTCTATATTTTCTAATCCAGGAAAAGGGAATTTATATTTACTATAATCTTGTTTTTTATAAATTAGGGGTTCATGCCAAGTTACTTTTTCTGGTTTTATAGGACTGTCTCCTTCCCATTCTAATTGGTCTAATAAACTAATAGGCATTTTTAAAGCATAAGCTGCATTATCTTGGTAACCATAAGTTATAATAAAATTATCATCTTTAATAGCTAACCCACAAGCAAATTCAATTTGGGCAGCCATAAATTTAAAAGGTTTTGATAAATGAATTAAATTCCAATCTTTATCCCAAATAATAAATCTATGATAATATTGAGCATCTTTTTTAAATCCATGATGATGGAAGAATTTACATTCATGTGTAATACAAATTCTATAATCACCAAAAGGAATTACAGGAGAACTTCCTCTTAACCCTAAAGGTAAATCTATTTT